GAAGCGACAACATACGGTCTTGGACTGCCTCAAAGTGTGCGTTTGCGGGGTCGCTCGCAAACTGCTGGATTACAGAGAGTGCTCTGTTTTCATTCTGTTTCTGCGCTTCATACTGCGACTGCGTGATGTGTGCCGTCAATTGCTGTACTTGTTGCGCTAATTGATTGTAGTGTGAATCTTGCTGTGGTGGTGCTTCGCCGCCAAAGTAAGCAGCCACTTGATCTAGCGGAATTTGAAATTGCTGGATCATTTGAGCAACAGCTTGGGATTTCTGCTGCGGTGTGCCTGTTCTTAACAATGCCGCCGTTTGAAGCAATGGGCCAATTGCCGTAGCTGGCGTGGCGTTCTCGTTTCTCAGCATCCACTCGTAGGGCTGGAATAACTCGGTGATTGCCCGAGCCTCTGAATCCCTTTGCTTGTACTGATTGATGCCCTTTTCGTAATCGGCATCCCGCTGGGCAAAGGCTTGCTGTAACTCAGGTGGGGCTTTTTCCCAATGGTCTTTCAGCTCAAGGCGCAGGCTTTTGGGCATCTCAGCTCTAGGCTTGTCAGCCATCTGAGGCGCTTGGGTTTCTGCGGTGGGGAATTTAGGTGCAAACTTTCCCCCCTCTCGGGGTTGTGTAGCTGCGTGTTTGCCCCGATTGGTTGGGGTCTTGGTCAAAGCCTCACGAATCGTATCGGCTCTGCTTTGCGGCTCGGCTTGGGGCGCTTCGACCGCTTGGGTTTCGGGTGCTGGGGCTTCTATCGTGTCGGGTGCGACAACTTCGTTTTCCATCACTTCATCCTTTTCATTTGTTCCAAAGTCATTTTGATCATCTCCTTGCGCTCGGGCATGGGCCGGTTGTGCAATCTGTTTGCCATTTCAACATTCAGATTAGACATCTTAACAGGGGCTATCGGTGCGCCTGGTCGGTCAAACTCTTGCACCGTAGCCAACTGACCACGCAGCCGGTCTCGGTGCGCTTCTTTCTTCTTGTTCCACTCTTGCTGTGCATACTTAACATCCGAATGCCCCATCTCAATTGAATCGGTGCGCTTTAAGTGCTCGCGCCATTGCTTTCTTCCCTCAATCATCACGCCATCAGGCGACATAAAGGGCGCAATATCGCCCATGACCGATGCCATCAATTCGTTTCGGTACTCGCCCCGCGTGACTTCATAAGCCTCGCTGCCATCTGATGGATAAACCCAAGTACGTTTCATAGCAAATCCAAAAGTGTTTCGAAATCTTCTTCATCTTGCTCAAACTCAATCCGCTTTTTTAGCGTTTCAATCTGAACCATGACCGCATCATAAGTGATTACAGTTTGTGCCGCAATATCTATTGTTTGGGCTGGGGCGCTGGTGATCTTCTCCCGCTGGTCAGGCGGCAACCCAAACAGCGCTGTCTTGATTTTTTCCCTGCGCTTGGCCTCTTGCTTCTTTTCCTGCTCCCAAGCCTTGTCGCGCTCATCAAACCCAAAATGCCCACCTAGTAAGACTTCGCTTGGTGGTGGCGGCGCTGCCGCTGGGCCAATCGTGGCAAAGGGAAGCTCGGCAAATGCGGCATACCCAAACACTTATGCCCCCCACTTAGCCGCTAGTCCATCCGCGTAAGTCTTGTTAACAATGTCTGTGGCTGCGCTTGGCGCTGTGCTAATTGTGCCTGTGGTCAAGGCCACCGAGGTTATATCGGTGTTTGCCCCACTCTTTGCCGCCGTAAGGTTAGTCCTAGCATCTGCTGCGGTTGTGCCGCCAGTGCCGCCATTAGCCACCGCCACAGTGCCGGTGACATTAGATGCCGTGCCTGTGGTGTTTTGATTAAGGGTTGGTATATCAGATGCAACAATAGCCCTAAAGATTGGAACTCCATCAGCGGCATTGGGTGCTGCCAATATATATTTAGCCGTTTTAGATGCGTAAGGATTTAAGGTATCGCCATAATTTGCCGCCAAGCTTATTGCCGGTGTTGCGCCACCTGTTGACGAAACAGGTGATGTGCCGCCAACCGAGGTAACTGTTCCCACGTTTGCTGAGCCGCCCAACGATGTGGCAACGCCATTTATTGTGATTGAGGAGTTAGTTAAGGCGCTATTTGGTATTGATGTTAAGCCTGAGCCTGACCCCGAAAATGACGTAGCCGTAATTGTTGTGCCTGTAATAGCTTTGGGCGTAATCCCGCCAATTACCAAGTTATCCAATGTGCCTGTATTGGTAGGCGCTATCTCAACCGATCCTGTCCCTGTGGGCTTCATGTGGACATGGCCTGTCCCTGTGGGGCTTATGTCAACTTGGGCATTTAAGCCGTTGATGTTGGTTGAGACATTTAGCGTCAAGTTATCCCCGCCGCCTGCGCCCATACTTAACTGGGTTGTGCCTGATGCGTTTTTTAGGGATAACCCTGCCGAGTTTGTGGCTTGAACTGTTGGGGTAGATAGGCTTGTAAGGGTAGCCGTTCCACCTGTAATCGTTACCGAATTGGCGTTTTGGGTAGACATTGTTCCCAAGCCGCTAATGTCAGTATTGCTTAACGTGACCTCGCCAACCTTGCCAGCCACCGAAATAACTGTTTTACCAGCAGGCAAGGTAACAAACACATCTTTTGTGCCTGCCGTCAATAAAAGCTTAGACCCGCCGTTAGATGAGCTTAAAACAGTATCACGGCTTAACGTGTTGGAAAGATACGTCCCAATCCCTACCTCCCATTCGGTAGTCCCTTGGATCGTGTAATAAGTTGTGTTGTTGTTGCCAACCGCTGTAAATGCTTGAAACCCAGCCACCGCGCCATCAAGAGATAACGTGCCTGTTCCTGTCGTGGTGGTGGTTTCCCTAACCCTGTCCGCTATGACAAAGCTCATACCGCAATCTCAACACCCGCCGCCCGACCATCAGGCCCACGAATAATGCGCTTGGGTGCGCTGATCGCCTGCATTACGCCGGTAATCTGTCCAAGGGTTTGACCATGCATATCAGCAAGGCGGTTAATTGCTTCACTCATGCCGTCACCCAAAGTAGCGTCAAGCGCCTCAGATGCCGCCATTTGTGCGCTTAAGGCCGCTTGATCGAGGCCAGCTTTTGCACCAATTTGAGCCACAAGGACTTTAGTCGCTGCATCAAGCTCTGCTTTCCATCGTTCATATTCTTCCTTTCCAGCCATTTCACGGGCTTTTATCTGCATTTCGTTATTCTGTTTAGCCGCTTCAAACTCGGCTTTCATCTGCTGCAACTGCATTTCGGCCTGCACCTTGGCTTGTTGCATCTGCATATCAAGCTGGGCTTTGACTTGCGTCATCTGTGCGTCAGCCTGCATTTTCATCTGCTCAGTCTGTGCCTGTGCTTGCATCCGCATCTGTTCAGCTTGCTGGTCAGCCTGTAGCTTCATCATCTCGGGATTCTGCTGTGGTTGCTGTGCCGCCTGCGCCGCTTTGTCGCTTAAGGCTTTCATGGCTTGCTCAATCGCGCCCTCCATCCCTCGACCCGCCCTAAATCTGCGAACAAGGAATAAAAGCATTTCTGACATCATGGGCAACATCTCAGGGACGCTTTGCATGATAGGCAATGAGCTTTGCAGGAATGAGCCAATGGTCTCCACCGCTTCAGCCGCCGCTTGCTTTTCTGCCTGCTCATCAATCTGAGCCAAGCTATCGGCCTCGACTTGGATGTGGAAGTCCCTGATTGTGCTGTTGGACAGCATTTGGATCGCCGCTTGCAACAACTCGGGGTTTTGACCGTCTTGCGTGTTCATCACGCCCGACATCTCAACGATCAACTCAGGTGGGTAAAACTTGCAAATGATCTGCGCTTTAAGCCTAAACACATCTGTGGCAAACCGCGCCACATCGCCTTGGGCACTACGCAAACGCAAGCTACCAAAGTTGGCCTTGAGCTGTTGAGCACCTAGCGTTTCTTGAGCTTTGGACGATCCACGCAGAATGTCCGATATGCCCATGATCTCGTAGATCGACTGCTTGACCTGTTCCCGAGCCGCATACAACTCTCGCAAGGTCACAATGATCTGCGAGGTGTCCATCATGTCAATAGCGCCTTTTAAGCCGCCTTTTTCTGACATTGCCGCCCAACCGGTCACAGGGAATAGCTTGTTGTCCACGCCCTCGCTGAACATTCGCGCCAGCTCTTTAAACTCAGCATTAAAGACACCAACCGCCTTACAAGCCTTGGTCAGCAAGTAAATGCGTTGTGTTAAGTTGTCTAGTTCTTGCGCCTGATCCTCGTATTCGCAGTAATCAGGAATTGGAATCATCGTCCCTGTGGTGGTGGTCGCCAACAAGGGTTTGGGGCAAGGGAAGAATTCTTCTAACTCTAAGGGGTCGTCCCTCTCATCTAGCGCCTGTGGATAACCTTTGGCAATCCAGCAAACCTTACCGCTGCGCTTATTCCAAATCTCATAGACCTTGGCTTTTTTGTCATAGGTCATCTTGGCGGTCAAGGGATTCTTGCCGTCCATGTCGGTGTTTTGGCTAGTCAGGCTTACGTTTTTAAATACGTCACCAAAGCGCTCAACGCCCTCCTCTTTGGTCATGTAGACCGCCCGAGCTACCCACCAAACCTCGTCCCATGTGCGAGCTGGTGAATGCAAGAAGTCAGCCCAGTAGACGTAATCAATGGGGCTGTGGGCGGCATCAATGCGCTCGACAGGCTCTTCCACTACGTCATAAACTTGCGCTTCTTCTGATTCTTTGCTTTCAATCTCAGGGCTACCGCCAACAATGATCGGCTCGTAGCGTATCCATGCTGTGCCGCGACCAGGCAGCAATCTATCCTCCACCACCCCACGCATTGCATTGTCAAAGTCAGCAAATTGGGTGGTCTCATACTCCATCACCCTCTCAAGCATTGTTGAGGCAAGGCGACCTACAGGGTCTTGATCGGAGAATCGGCGCGATACCTCGGGCTTGGCTTGTCTGCCGTAAAGCGATGGAAACAGAACTTGAATGTTTGACCACAGGATGTTGAACTTCATCCTTGGCATCTCTATGGCATCTCGTTCATCCCGATAGCGCTTGACAACCTTTTGACCGCGCTTTTCCCATTTATCAAATGTTTTTTGGGCGGTCTCAATCTGATCGTGCCAATAAGGGCCAGCATCTTCGCCCTCATATGCGCCTGTTTCTTCGTACATGATCAATTACCTGAGGCAAAGAAGAATGTCACATCAAGCACATTGCCCTCGGTGAAATATAGGCTTGACCCAATGTTGGCGGGGAATCGGTGAAACCCAATGGCAGGGGTAATTGTCCCTGAGACAACCGTGCCACTTGCGCCGCCATCGGTTAGCACCATTGTGCCTGCGGTGGTGTTATTGACGTAGAAACCAATCAACTGGCATGGGCCTGTTGTGACTGCACCTGATGCTGTCATGTTTTTATATGCACCTACTTCTGCTACTGGCTGGCTCATATTCGCTCCTCTTTATGTTGCATCTCATAATCCCACAGCTCATCAAGAGTGATGGTTTGCAG